GACCATCTTGATTTACATGAACATAGGAAGGATCCCCTTGCTGACCATGCGAAACAGTCAAAGGATTCATTGCATTGCCGCCTGAGACATCAACAATAAGCGCAGTGTGCCAGCCTGTCCCGGGTCCATTGACAATTACATCGCCGGGCTGAACATCTTTCAAAGCAATCTTCTGACCATGAGCAAGAAGGGTTCCTGTGTATCCGGTGTGATTGTAACTTTGAGCATTTGGATCAGGCGCACCAGCCCAGTTGTAACAAAGAGTCACAAAGGCAGAACAATCAGCAGTAACAGGCAATGTTCCGGGTTGTCCAATTCCCGACATGCGCTGTGGTCCTTCTGAGTAAGTGAACTTGCCGTGGTTAGTGGCGCACCACTTAGCCCAGTCAACGATTCCTTGTCGAACGTCTGTCATTATGCTCCTGTTGTAATTTCTGGCTTCACTAATGAAGCGGCGTATTCCTGTAAACACTTAATTCCACAAACAACAAATGCTGTTTGAATAAATGGATTTTCAACGTTTGATTGTGGGTGAAGCATCACAAAAGGTGTGTCACCTGTCATTGTCTCTGTGCATCCATCACAAGTGATTGTGCTTGTTGTTGTTACTCCCATTGTGTCTCCTTAGACTATCCCTACTACGGTTATTGTTGAAAAGTTTATTTGACCAGTTCCTGTGTTCCAGTTGCATCTCATTGTCATTGTTGAATTTGTTACTACTGGTGAAAGTGGCACATAAACAAGCGACCCTGAATAAGTATTTCTAGTGGTTGTTAATGCTTGACCAATCGCAAAGTTTGCAACAAGGGCGTTACTTGGCCCTTCAATAATGTTTACAGAAAGAGTTGCGGAAGCAGATTGAGCATTTGCTTGACCCATAGAAAAAGTAATTAAAAACTTTGAATAAACGTATGTATCTGTATTAAAAACAACACTGTTAATTGCTACTGGGGAAGTTCCCACCGAAAGGGCTGTTGATTGAGGATTTGCACTCCACGCATCATTATTAGGAGTAGAACCTGCAACGGCGACTATTGTGTATTTTTTGGCAGAATCATCCCATTGAACCGCACCGTTCCCTCCACCGTTAGGTGAAGGGGTAAAGGTGTATTTGCCGCCATCCCAATAAAGAATCGAACCATTGCCAATAGCACCGAATCCGGGAGTAGAACTCATGTTTGTGAATTGCCATTGCTGAGAAAGATTGTTCCAATAAAACAAACTTCCGTCAGACGGACTTGTTATTCCACTGATGTTCATTCCCTGAATTGCTGTTACAACGCTAGGTGACCAAGTAGATGTGCTGTAATTCCATTTTAAGTATTGGTCAACAGAAGACGAAGCAGCAATGGTTGGTTTCCAAGTTGAACCGTTCCAAAATTGAACCGAACTGTTGACAGGTGGCAACGTTGGAATAAATTGATTGATGGCAATGTTGGAAAAATAAATCGTTGAACCGTAGTCTGTTGTTGGATTTAGGCTAAGTAAGTTAACTGGGTATCCGTCAAGTGTCGGCAACGCTGGAACCCAAAGACTTACGGCATTGCTCCAAGTAAGGGCATAGCCATCATTAGCACCAACGGTTGTACCTAAAGGCGAGCCGTTGATTTTTGCAACCGTGTTACTGCCGCTTGGACCGGTTACGTCACCGGCAAGAGTAACAGAACCACCACTACCAGAAACAGTTGCCCATTGCGAAGCGTTCGTTCCGTTACCAATCGAGGTTAGAACTAAACCATTTTGTCCTGTGTTAGGAATGTCAACCATTGCTACTCCTTACGGGAAATACGTTGTTGTTGGTTGCAGTGGGTATGGGTCCAGTATAAACGTGGTGTGCCATTGTCCGGGGTCTGCTTGGAAGTCGTGGCTGATTGATTCGATAATAAAGTTTGAGTTGATTGAACCACCAGAAGATGCTCCCGACGGGTTGCGTTGGAAGTTGACTGGGTCGCCCAATTCGGCTCCGAGCATTGCTGGAATGTAAGTACCGTTGGCTGTTTCTGCTCGCAGTTCAATAAACTGAACTCGTGGCTTTGCAGCCTGAAACAAGAAACCAAGGTAAGTTGCTGTACTCAGTGCGCTGGTAAGAGACGTGTGAAGCGTTGAACCTTTGGCAAGAGTCGTGTACCCCCAGCGTGGTTCGGCAGCCGTGTTCTCAAAAATCTGGTCAACACCTGATTGAGGCGTAACCTTAACTGTTGTCCAAACGTCTACGTCATCCCTAGTGACTTGAAGGCTATTTCCAAAGTACGGAACGGTCCCTGAGGCACCGGTGTCCGCCCAGGTGTGATTGGAATCTGGCGCCGTGTAAGACGAAGTCCAAGAACCTTTTTGCGTGTAGTCGTTCCACGCCCAACTGCCGTAGTAGTTCTGATTGTAGAAATAGAAGTTTCCTTCTGGTGTCTGAAAGAACATACCAATGTCAGTGCTGCATACCTGAAGAATTAGGTCGAGCGCTGTTGAACCCGTTATTGGCGAATCATAGTACCAAGGCTCAACAAAGGTGTAACCGTTTGTTGAAAGACTTGGAACCCACGCCGTTGAACTGTCATTTATGTAGTAGTTGCAGGTAAGAGCAATGTTTGATTTCGTTGTGGAGTTTCCTCCAGTAATGTAACCAAACCCAGCAAGGCAAAGAATCTCAGCGATTCTGTCACCTGAATAAACATAGTTCGATGTTGTAGGGAATCCCAACTGAAGAAGTGAACCAGCCTGGTAACGACGTTGAACTTCGCCAGCCAGAGTTGAAAGGCTTGATGCGCTGTTAATAATGATTTCATCAAAGTACGCTGCAACTTGGTACCCAATAGTGAACTGAGTTCCCGAGTTGTAAGTTTGCAATGGTCCAAGGATGGGTGTTGGAAGACTGTAAAAAACCCCGTCGCAGTACATGTCAACATAACCGCTTTCATTGGAAACAATACCAATGTGATGCCAGTATCCATCATTCACAACTGGTCCAGTGACTTTTGTGTAGTCTCCTGAATGAGCAAATCCTCCGCCAGCCATTTCAATGTTCCCCGATGGGTTGACATAAAGGCCAAAGTATTTCGGTGTAGATGTACTTCCAAGATACATAATGTTGGTACTTAGCGCAGTGGCTACACCATTCATCCAAAAATCTATACCGCCAACATTTGTAATGTTTGAACCGTTGTATGGAATTTTTAACGATGCTTGAGCATTGTAATTAGAACCATTGCCAAGGTCAATCCCAGTATTGATTTCGTAAATGATTGCACCGTTGTTGGTGAAGTTTGTGTAGTTAATAACTTCACCCGTGGCAGTTCCAATAAGGTCTGTCATAAAAGTTTTGGTGGCAATGCCTTGACCCAAAGAGTTTCCTGCTGGCGTTCCACTTACTGAATTAGCGGTTGTGAAGTAACCTGTTCCTACCCCTGTGACAGTGACGTTGGTCTGATTGTATGCGGCGCCTATTTGTTTGGTAAGCCCGGTAATTGTTACCTTGTCTCCAACAATAAACACAAAAGAGTTTCCAGGTGCATAGGTATAAGTAACAACAGAAGAAGTTGCATTTGCTGCTGTGATGTTTGCTTGTTTTGTTTTGTTGCAATCATACCAGTGAATTGCCGAGGTTGCTGTTCCGCCCAATGAAGGGGGCAAGCAATAGTTTGACCAGAACGTAGGTGAGTTTAAGTAACGAAGCGACATGTATTTTGTAAGGTCGCTGGCCTGAACATCAAGGTCAATGTTTAGAACGTCAGAAAGTCTTTCAACTACGTTGTCAATAATTCCATAAAAGACTCCGTATGGAGTGCTTGAGTAATTAGCAATAACCTTTATCGGCATGCGTGTGTCAAGAACGTGGGTTCCGCTAGAGAAGTATCCAGTACGGTTGTTGAGCGTAATGTTTAGCGTCGATGCTTCAACACGGTCCAAGAAGTGTTGACGGCCTAGTTTGGTATTGAAACTACGAACGTACGGAGTTACTTCAGTCCAGTAAGGATTAGTTACTGGGATGTTTTGCGCCGTGTAAAGAGTGTTGCCACCGGAAGTTGGGTTGAATGCAACGTATACCGACAGTACTGGAAGTGCGGATAGTTGCGTCATTAGTTCAACCTGTTGACTGCCTTGGGTGGGTTGACCACTGGCGTTGGCTGCTTTTGCGCCCATGTGCCTAGTAGGTTCCCCATCTTGCGAGCATCTTTACTTAGTTGGTCACGTACGGCAATAGAGACGGCCTGAATAAATTCTGGATTCTTTGCTAAACGGATTGCCAGAACTTGTAAGTCAATTTCTATTTCAATGTTTTCGGATTCTTTAATTGCCATTATTTAACCCTAACAACCACTGTGTATTTTTTGTTGTAATCAAATGTGGCAAATTGTTTGAATTGAGTCATAAGGTCAGTGTAGTATTTTGACTTTGTGTCCGTGCTGTAAGTATCGTGCAGTTTTTTAATAACATAATCAGATGCCGCTTGTGCTTGTGCCGGGGTGATGTTTCCATAAGGGGTAGGCATGTTTACGGTATTGGCTTGTTGTTTGGTTAAAGTGGTGCCACCTCTTTGATTTGTAAGAGGGTTTACATAACTCAACGCCGACATCACGGGATGTTTAATAATGTTTATCAAGTTGTAACCAACTATCGCAAAACCAGCCAAGGCACTAGCAGCAATGATAAGTTCAGGTGCAAGGGCAATCAATGGCGCAAGTGCTTTGCTAAATAATCCAGCCGCTCCTGTTGCTCCATTTTCGGCAACAAGTGCTGCCGTTTCAGTTGCGGTAGTTGCGGACGTTCCTGCCATCAAAGCAGTGTTGGCTGCAATCTCAGTAAGAAGACTAATTTGAGTAGTGCCTTGAGTTTCAGCAATGGCTGCTGAAGATGTTCCCGTTATTGATTGATAAACGCCTCTGATTGATTTAACAACGCTGCCTAAACCTTGGCCTAACTTAAACAAGATTGCACCAACAAAGACAGAAATGGCTGCATCGTCTGCAATCGTCTTAATAAGCGGATGTTTTTGAAAGAACTTTATTGCGTTCTCAGCCCAATGAGCAAGGTCGGTAATTGTAGGCAAGAAGAACAAACCAATACCCGTAAGAGCATTCTTTGCTTCAGTCTTTAATTGCTTTAGTTTGAATGGGAGTTCATTGGTAGCAAGACCAAATGATTCTGCAAGACTTCCAGCACCTTTGCCAGTTAGATTCTTTTGAGTGTCAATGTACTTCTGAAGGTTCTTAATAATGACAGATGCAGCGCCACCACCACTTGCTCCAAAGACAGCGTTGACGTAATTAGAAAGCGGACCGCCGCCCTTCTTTGCTGCGTCATTGATTTGTTGAAACATGCCAATAAGATTTCCATTGCGGAAATCAGCAGCAAGTTTTGTTTGGCTAAGACCAAGGCGCTGAAGAGATTTGTCGTAGGTCGTTAGTTTTCCCTTGGCGTCTGTTGTTGGCTTTAGGAGGTTGTTAAGTCCAGAAGTAAAAGAAACAATGCTTCGGGTAGGAAGACTTACACCAGCAAACGTAGAACCAATAGAAATAATGTCTTTAAGTTTTAGGCCGTAGTTTGAAAGGGCAACTCCAACTCGTCCAGATAACATTGCTTCTTCGGCTTGGAGTCCACCGACGTATGTTTTAGAACCAGCAACAAGAACACCGGTGAGAGTGTTAAGGTCCATGCCTTTTGCAATCTGCAATGTCTGTGCCGAGATAAGTGCTTTGGTTGTGTCAATGACACTGGCGTTTGTAATGACTGCTGCTTTAGATGCGTCAGTCAAAAGGTTAGTGGCTTGAGCGCCTTTGACCCCTGCCTGGGCGATGATTAGAGCAGCACCAGAAAGGTCGGTTGTAGAAATTGCCGTTTGATTAGACAGGTCCATAATGGTTCGACCAAGTGCTTGAACTTGTGAACCAGTAAGGTTTGATTGATTTTCAATTTGACGTAATGATTCTTGAAACTTAAGTGCGCTGTCTATTCCGTAGCCAATTATTGCAACACCAAGTCCAGTAATGGCCGTTGCTGCTTTGCCTGCAAACTTGGTAAGTTTTGCACTTGTCAGTTCGGTAGTTGTACCGAATTCTCCCATCTTGGTTTGAGCCTCAGACATCTTCGACATGTACTCTTTAGTGTCAGCAATAAGTGTGGCGATTACTGGTGGAAGTAGATTTGCCATGTTACGCCTCCTGCGCTGAAAGTACGAGTTTGTTGAATAATGCGTCTAAGTCAGGTTGCGATTGTTCAAGACCTGGCTTCATAAAAGGAAATGGCCGTGTCGAGTAATGAGGCCATCTTCCGGTTCCGTGATACCCGAGTTCAATGCGTCGAGCATAAACCGTTGTTGGACCAGATGAAGAAGAGTAAGAACCAGGGCCAGTCTTTTCAACTATGACAGTTGTACCAATGCTGGCTTGCAAGGCTCCACTGCGTCGGGTTGGTAAAGGCCATGCGTCAGAACGCCATGTGTCTGTGGCTGCCGCTTCTTCTCCACCAATAAACATTTCCTTGGCGTACTTAGCAACAACTTGTTGACCCTGTTTAACAAAATCAAGCGCACCCCTATCTACTCGAGCAGACATGCTTTCAATTGCTGTATCAAAGTTTTCAATGCCGTTAACGGCTTCAGACATTTTTAACCTCGTTAATTATCCCGTCAATTGCAATAAGCCAGTCAGTGATTTCACGAGGTTGATTCAAGAAGTCTTCATGTGTTCCGCCAAACTTTTCACGGAAACGGTATTCCCTAAAGAGTTCAGACAGTTCTCTGTCGACTTCTGCGTCCTTGCCCTTGAGTGCTGCCTCCAGCCGGGCTAGTCGGCGATAGGGGCTTTTGGGTCAATGGTTGGTGATGTATCAAGACGGTTGTTAAATTCTTCACCACAAGCAGTTGACAGTTCGTCAAACACTGCCTTCGGTAAGTCAAGTGCTGTCTCCATGGTTGGAGCATCGCCCAACGACCAAGATTTCACCATGCCAACAATCAAAGCAGCCTGATAACCATTGAGGTTTTCAATGTCTTCGTCTGGCATTTCACCAAATACAGTCCAGGTTGTAGGGTCGTCTTCGACAAATCCTGCCTGGGTTAGTTTTGATGCTGACCCTGCGGCCTTCATAAAGGCTCGTGTAATCATGCGGTTTGTACGCTCGCTAATTTCGCTGTTGCTGTACAAGATTGCTGATGCACCGTTAGGTAAGTTGATTGCTGGCATGGTTTCCCCTTTGGGTTATTTAGTAAGCCGTTGACTGTGAGTTTACTACAATTGCTTGTAGCGGTGAGTATGAAGTTCCACCGGTTGAGTCGGTTGGGTTTGCACGAGCAGTGAACTCAACTTCAACTTCAGTGTAGGCTTTTCCTCTTGTTCTTTTTACGTTCATGAACTGAACGTTGGTCATAAGGAACGAGATGCTTTCAGCAGTAGCGCCACCAGCAGTGTCGTTAGGGTCCGTGAAAGTAATCTGGAGTGTGTCAGCAACGTAGGTAAGAGCAGTGGCGTTTGAGCCGGTTCCGCTTGCACCAACAGACCATGGGTCCTGTTGTGAGTCAACAACTGCTGTGAACTTTCCAGTTACTTCGATTGGCCCAGCAAAGTTCTGGTAAGGAGCCTGTGCGCCCATTGTGAAAATAGGCGCAGTCTTGCGAGCAAGGGTCAGCGTTCCGTCCTGGATGTAGTTCAACTGTGTTTGAGTCCCACCAAGAGGGCCAACCTTGACCTTTGTGTCCCAAGCAGGAATCATGTGGGTTGTTGAAATTGTTGGTGTGCTGAATCCCGATGGAACAGTTGTTGAGGCTGTGTATGGATTAGCCATGAACTTAACTGTTGACTCAACTGCTGCCTCTGCACCGAAGGTGATTTCCAATTGGTCAGCAACTGCGTTAGTCAATGTAAAGTAGTTG